GTTCTGACCCTGTCGATGATAACATCGCCTTTGATAAAATTCATACCTAAGTAGTGATAATGAAGAAACGTGATAGATGAGTTTACGAATCGGTAAAACAGAATCTGTTATGCATGTTTAATTGTGGGTCGAATAGACCATCCGTATTTGATAATGCAACACTTGCACCATCGACAAATGCTGCGGCAATAACATAGATACCACTATCTGTCAATGCATTAATAACACTGCCATTGTATCGTACGCTTCCGATGCTTTTAGAACCGATTAGGTGTCTAATTGTTTTCTGTGGACACTTTCCGTCCACTTCAACGAGCCTATCAGACATAACTCTGAATCTTCCCATATTTAAGACATTCAATTCTGAGTGAATGCCACCCATTTCTCCCCAAGGGGCTAAACTACCTGACGAAACCTGTTGATTTTGAAAAACTGCGGCCCATCCAATCCAAGGATCGACACTATTTACTTGTAGATCTCTGACGATTACGATTCTCCATGTCGTTCTCAAATATTGTTGCACTAGTGTTGCATTGGCATTGGTCGCCAGTGATTCACCACTTTGGTCCCCATTTGTTGCTCCAGTCGAAGGACCTGCTAATCTTGCTGCTGTCACTGTCATTGCCCCTTTTAGGTAAACACCTTTCACTTTGTTTCCGATGCGCTGATCAACCCCTGCTCCATTTTCGACGTATTTGAGCATATCGTTACTGCAAGCTACGAGATTCGATGAAGCCACCCCTGTGTATTCATATTTAGACCAACCTTGTGAATGCCAACTATAACCCCCTGTACCTTGTGCCGTTGCCGCGGCGCCGAATCCTGTTGTATCCGATGACCATCCGGAGATAGTCATTGCTCTGTCTCTGTATTTCTTTTCTACGTCCCGTGCATACCCAACTGTTGCGAATTTCGGAGTAAATCTTTTCATTCGTCCTCTGTTTGCCTTTCTAACAGACCCAAACTTTTTACTATAACTACCAGAACCATAAGTACGACGACGATAGGAACTGGGAGCACTTTTGCGGCGAGATTTAAATCCATAAGCCATACCTAAGGTTGTGATTGAAGTAATAAAATAAAAGCGTGATGAGCGTATGTGAAGGCGTGATGCCTGATGTAGCGTTAAGGAAGACGACGACCCGAGGAAGGATGACGTTATCATAAGACCTTTATCCTACCCATAGTTTTCACGCTGTACCGATACTCTAAGCCGCCACGATCGGTACCATGCTTTGTCATGTTTACTTTAGTGCCATTCTGCAAGGAGAAAGAAGTGGAGGGAAAGCGTGAAACGCTCTATATATTACCCTCCACTTCGTGACTTATGTCTTGAACTTCATGACTTAAGTCACATCTCTTCATTTCTCATAGAAATAAGACATATACATACCACCTTAGGGCGGCGGTAGCGGTCGGGAGCAGAGTAGCGCGGACGGGAGGTGGCCAAGCTGCATCCATCTTTTAATATTAGGTGGTATGTTATTATAATCTTTTATTCAATAAACATAGTTTTTGTAATGTAAATATTAATTATTAATCGCGAACTTTATTTGAGTTTAAAGTGGCCTTTTAGACACTTCGAGTGATAAGTGATGTAGCATCACAACTTACAATGTAAAGTATCTTTCACCATCATGTGGGTTTTCCTTTTCCCACTTCCAGAACTTGTTCCATTGGACAACAGCACTGCGCCATTCTGGGGTGTTTTGTTCCTTACCTGGGTTGGTTAAAATGACCTTGGTACCAGCATCATTCCACCAGTGAACTTCAGCGAAACGACGAGCGACTGCTTTAAAGTCTGGACTGTTCCAGTTATGGTATTCATCGTTGTTGCGCTTCCACCATTGCGATGGGTGACGGTTAGTAGTATAATAAATGTGAGTAGCACTGAACAACCCCATCGTACCTTTGCTTTCCATTTGCACGACACCGCAGTTGGACATAGCCTTGAATTCATCAATTGATTGATTACCGACGAATTCATCAACGAGGACATGTTCTTCTTGTTTGTAATTGTCCCACCATTTGTTTGTAGCCATCTTTTCGTACACTTCCTTGCCAAGACCGCCTTTGACTTCACGCTTCACTTCAGTTGTTTTACCGACGGCGGTTGGACCAAATCTAAGAATCAACTTGCGTTGTTGTTGACCCAATGATTCTTCACCTGCTGCGTGCTTGCGATATTGTTCCTTCCAGAATGCCATGTCATCCGCCTTTGCCTTGTTGTATGCGATATAGCCAATGAGGTTGTTTGCGTGCTTACTGTAAGCCATGACGTGACCAGGTTGTTCAGCGATGACCCTTTCCGTGATACCACCTTCTTCGATAACCAATGCTGCAAATTCATCCAAGTCGGTTCTTTTCCCTTGGTTGCCATTCTTGCGGCCATAGTCGCCTGCTTCGGACTTGACATAGTACGGACCATCAGTACGGGTTTCTTCCTTGGTGCAATACTTGTGGTTCTGGATCTTGGTACCCTTAGCATGCAACAATGCCAACTTATGAGGAGCCAACATAGAGTGAACCCCGGTAGTATACATACGCTTGTTGGTTTCCATGTAACCTTGAAAGTGTTCGGTACCTTCTTCGCCGGTTTCTTTTTGGAACACGGCCATCTTGATATCACCTTTGCTTTCTAAGAGTGAAACGAATTCATCACCATCCAATGGTGGGTTGTTATAAGTGAAACACCAACGTGATGATTTATTGCCTTGACCGCGTCCGACAGGAGTAGGTGCAGTACGAACAACAGTAGTAGTATCATCATCATCATCATCGTCACCCATCTTGGTTGCACGCTTGACTGCTGCTTTGCGACGTCTTAACGGAGCACCATTTTCATCATCGGAGTCGGTGTCAATGTCACCCAATTGAGCACGAGCACGACGGACAACACCAATACCAGCACCAGCCATACGGCGTTGGACATCTTCACGAGAGACTTCAACGACGTCGTCGTCAAAGGGTTCTGTACCCAATTGAGGACGATGAAATCCGGGAATACCCATGCCAACAACGTCACCGTAATTGCAATCAGTGTACTTGTATTCGACTTCGGGGATGACTTCAGTATCGGAGTCGGTAGTTACAGCTTCGATGACCATAGTATCAGTACGCACCAACGCAGGAGCGTTAAGAATAGGTGCATCAGTGAACGCGGGATTAAATTCAATGATATCATCATCATCCAACCATGTTGGTTTAATACGACGGAACGACATAAGAGTTTTCTAAGTTGGGTTTTAAAATATTTGGAATATTTAAGATGAGGGGAAAATAAATGTTTTTGTGATCACACATTTTTTGAAAATAAAAATGACACACCCACCCCCGCACCCACCCAAATATACAACTCTCTCTATCTCGCGGTAAACAATTCTGCAACTCTCCCATCTCTCTTTGAATAATTATTCATGATTTTACAGATGGGTAGTTATATGCGCTAGCCGAATCATCCAATGGAATGCAAATGACATATGTATTAATAATTCTACATGAGTAACGACGTCGTCGCCCCCTTTCACATGAGTAACGACGTCGTCGTTCCAGTAAATTCCAGTAAAAAACAAGTACTCATTTAACCGTTACAACGGTCACTTTTATCCGTTACAACGGTCATTTTACCACTTCGATATAGCGGTACATCAAAAGTTAGATTAGCGACCGCCTGGTCGCGTCTCGTATACGACGACCCTTTATTGCAAGAAAGGATTTTCTTCATTTGGGTCTTCATAAGTTTCACCCAGCCACTCTGCTTTCCAATCTTCCCAAACAATGTCTCTTCCTGTTTCCCATTGTCTTGCTGCCCATTCTTCGGCTAGAAATTCATTTTCGCCGTTTCTGATTAGCGAGGCTGCGATGCGGTCTATTCTTTCCGTGCGTAGCATGCTTCTGTAGTCTTTTTCTGAGCACCCACTTTTTAGTGCTTCTGCGTAGTCTTTAGGTGTCCAGTAATCATCACCCAATCCACCACTGACTGTCCCCCAGTCGCGGAATCTTTTTTGGGTCAATTTTATGTCCTTTATGCCAAATCTGAATCTTTTTCTTTCTCCTTCTCCCCTGCATCTTCTTGCAATCTCGTCAATTTCTGTCCAGAATATTAAGTCTCCGATAGCATCCCTTCTTTCATCGCTTCTCCACCAGCGCATGAAGTCTGCCATTGCTGCTCTGCGCATTTCATACAAGACTTTGTCTTTTGGAATAAATCCTCTGTCCATACCTAAGTAGTGATAATGAAGAAACGTGATAGATGAGTTATGCATCTTGGAAACACAAACGGCGGGACACGTTGACTGCGCTCCCCAGCAATGTTGGTCCTCCTGCCCCGGCAGTGATACCAACTGCTCCTTGTGTCCACATTGCCCAAACCACATAGATACCGTTGTTAGTTAATGCTGGTACTGCTGCTGATGTTTCTGTCCCATTGTATCTGACGTCGCCGATATCATAGTAGTTTAAAGAGATTGTTTTCATTGGATCGTCAGCGTCAAGGTTAAATAACCGGTCGGTCATAATTCTAAATCTCCCCATATTTGCCACCTTAAGTTCTGAATGAACTCCTGCGAATCCTGTTGATGCCGTTGCTTCCATGACGTCGCTGTATTCGATCTCATTTTCTGCCGAGTTGACTTGTAGATCCTTCACTACTAATAACCTATAAGTTGTTCTCAAATATTGACTTAGTTGATTCGCGGTTTCGTCTAGAGCACTTTCTCCGTATTGTGCATTTTCAAACCCTGTTGTTGCATTAACCACTTGAGCTGCTGCGAATGAGACTTTTAATTTAAGTTCTTTTACTCGAATTTTGTTTCCGATACGCGTAGTTGCAGTCGTCCCTTGGATAACACCCTTTAGGAGATCTTGTTGCCCTTGTGTTGTTGCGCCTACTGTATCTCCACCGAAGTTTACTGATTTCCATGTAGTTGACGTGAGGAACCATCCATTTGCGCCTTGTGCTTTTGATAGCGTGCCTCCGGTCGACACAATTGCTTTGTCTGCGTATTTCGTTTCCATGTCTCTTGTGAATCCCACTGTTGCAAATCTTGGTTTGAAGCTTTTTAATCTTCTTGTCTTTTGAACAGTTCCAAACTTTTTGCTATAACTACCAGAACCATAAGTACGACGACGATAGGAACTGGGAGCACTTTTAGTGCGAGATCTAAATCCATAATTCATACCTAAGGTTGTGATTGAAGTAAAATAAAAAAAAGCGTGATGAGCGTATGTGAAGGCGTGATGCCTGATGTAGCGGATAGGAAGACAACGAGATGACCCGAGGACAGATGACGTAATCATAAGACTTACATATAAATTTTCTCTTTTTTTGTCTTAACCCTACCCATATTTTCATCCAGAACGTAATCTCTGATGCCGCACCAGATCGATGCCGGCATAGTCCGTTCAGTTTAGCATCATTCCGCAAGGAGGAAGAAGTGGAGAGTCCGGGTGAAACCCTATATATTACCTCTCCACTTCGTGACTTATGACCTGTCACTTTATGACCTATAAGTCACGTTTCTTACTTTCTTCAGAAATAAGCCCCACGACAACATATATTCATTAGGGAGGCGGTAGCGGTCGGGAGCAGAGTAGCGCGGACGGGAGGTGGCCAAGCTACGCTCACATTTTTGTGGGCGTTTATTATATGTTGTTGTTAATTATAGTTATAGTTTATTATTATAGATAAACAGAGTATTAATGTGTATATAT